GCCTTGAGTTATTACGCATTGTCCCAAAAGCGAGAAATAGACCGGTTATTGTTGAAATTTCTAGACAAGCAAGCAATGGATCAGCTTGTCGGGAAAGTACCGCCAACAACGCCAAAAGAAAAACGCGAGAAGTTTAACGAAGCCCTCGCGCAGATGCGGCAAAGATCAACGATGGTAATCGACGATACGGATACTGTCGAGTCATTCGGATCGTCGAACAAGGGAACGACTGCCCAGATATTCCGGAAAGAAATCGATGCCAGGGATAAGGCTGTGACGATCCTGTGGAAAGGCGGGCATCTTTCGACAGATCAGGGCGACGGCAACACAGGCTCCCTGTCTCTCGGAGAGACTCACGAAAGAAGCGAGGAAAGCCGAACGAAAAGCCATAAAAAGATGGTAATGAAGGCATTCAATGATCTTATCCGATATTACGTCGATGTAAATTTCGGTGAAGATGTTGTTGCCCCTGAATTTTATTTTGAGGAGCCGGAGGATATCCAGGGCGAACGGGCCGAACGAGACGGAAAACTCAATCAGCAGGGCGTGAAAATGAAAAAACCGTATTACGCCAGGGCATACAATCTGGAAGATGACGAGTTTGAGGTCGAAGAAGTCGGAGAAGCCACGGAAGAGATCGTGAAAGGCGAACCGGGGCAGGAGCCAGACACGGAAGAGAAGCCCGCAGAACCTGACAGCAATCAATTTGCGGAGTTTGGAGAATTTATGAGCGAAGAATTTCTAAAAAGATTGTCGGATTCCATGGCATTTAAAGCACAAGACGCACTTGAAGCCATGATCAAGCCTCTTATCGGCAAACTCAAAAATGCCAAAACTTATGAGGAAGCGGAAAAAATCATTGAATCGGCCTATCCCGATCTTGACACGGATAATTTCCAGGATATCATGGCGCGGGCGCTCGCTGCTTCCGGAGTACAGGGGATGAAATCAGCCTAATGGCATTGAACGCTTCCATACTGTCCGGATGGGCACTGCCATTCGATCTGATGCTCGATTTTTTCCGAAAGAAAAAAATTGTGATCAGCCCGAACTCATGGCGTGATGTCATGGGCGATGCGCACAACACAGCTTTTACGGTCGCTCAGGTCACGGCAGCGGATGTGCTGCTCGACATCCAAAACAGCCTATTAGAAATGATGGAGGCCGGGGAAACGATCAAAACATGGAAAAACAATCTTAGGCCGATCCTGCAAGAAAAGGGTTGGCTGCCTGGGACTGCACCGGAAGGCCGAAAGCCGTTGCCAGGGTATAGGCTCAACAACATAGCAACAACGAACATTTCCAGTGCCAACAATGCAGGCCGATGGAAACAACAGCAAAAAATGGCAAACAGACGGCCTTATCTGCAATATGTCAACCCGGACGATGAGTCAACGACAGATCTTTGTCGTTGGCTAAGCGGGAAAGTTTACAATGCTGACGACGCGATTTGGGGAAAAAACTATCCTCCGAATCATTTTCAATGTCGGAGTACGGTAAGGTCACTCCGTGAGAAGGATATGACGCGACGCGGGCTGAAAGTCTCGACAAAAAAACCGCCAATGAAGCCGGAAGAGGGGTTTGAACACGATCCATCGACAGCTTGGGTACCAGATTTGGAGAAATATCCGGGGCCGTTGGGAAAACAACTAACTGAAAAACTGAAAGAGAACCCATATGACTGACACACAAGAACCATACTCGATACCGTACAAGAAGCCTGAACCGGCGCAACAGCAATCGCAGCCCGTTCAACAGCCTGCGCAAGACCCAAACATTCAGGCGCTTGAAAAATATGTGAAAGAAAAACATCAGATCAACATGACGGCACACGCGCAATATCAGCAATTCCCAATACCTGGAAATCTGGCTACAATGCTGAAGGCTGCCATTGATTATCATCAGGCGGCAATCACGCTTTCAAAGGCAATGTTGGCGAATATCGAAAAGGAAGCTCAGGGGGGCGCATCATGACCGACAAACTTATTCTTGATAAAGAGGCATGTCTCGAAAAAATCAAGACCCTCGCAGAAGAAAATAATGAAATTTCACAGCATTACGCGCAAGCAACTAATGCTGTAACAGGTGTGTTGCTGAGTGCAAAAATGGCAGCATATCAGGAAACAATCAAATTTGCTACTGACCAATATGTCAGGCATAAAAAAAATGAACTTCTGGAGGATATGTTCGAGAAAGAAAATAAGAACAAGAAGCCATGAAGTTAATTTGTAATTCCGAGGAGTTTAGAGCCAATGCCTAACCGTGACGATCCAGTCATAATAATCGATCAGGGGATACAAGATCGGTTAAACCAGCTCGGTCGCAGGCTGTCGAACCTCGAACCGTTAATGGCCGAAATAGGCGAGATAGGAGTATTGTCGATTCAAGAGAATTTCCAGCAAGAAGGCAGGCCGCGGAAATGGGCACCTTTGGCCGAAAGCACGAAAGAACAGCGAAGACGGCAAGGAAGAGCCAGAGGCAGGATTCTGAATCGATTAGGGGCTGCCGGGCTTTTTGGCTCTATCAACTATCGAGCAGACCGAAACTCCGTAGCAATCGGCACAAACCGGATATACGGGCCAACAATGCACTATGGAGCCAGGAAAGGCGAATTTGGCACAATTACAGCCAATATCAGGGCGCATGTCCGGAGAGTTGGCGGGAAAAATGTTCGAGTTCGGGCGCATACTCGACGGATGCCTGTGCCCTGGGGCGATATCCCGAGCAGGCCGTTTTTGATGTTCCAGGATGAGGACTGGCAGGATATTGGCGAAGCAATTGATGAATATCTGATAATACAGGAGGATCAATAATAATGTGGATTGATATTTTCAAAAACGGAATTCAAACGGATAGCCGTGGATTCGCTCATGACGGGGACAAACTTATTGACATGGCTATCGAGAATTTCTCGGCAGACGGGGACACTGTGCCGGTCGTTGTTGGCCATTCAGGGAAGGACGACAGGCCCGCTTTCGGTTGGGTCGCATCCCTGAAGAAAGAGGACGGGAAGCTGTGGGCGAAAATCCGCGATTTAAATCCGGATTTTAAAAAACTGATCGAGCAAAAAACGTACCCGAACCGGTCGGCAGGATTCAACAACGGAAAGCTGGGCCACATCGCTTTCCTTGGTGGCCAACCTCCTGCTGTAAAAGGACTCGAGCCGGTAAAATTTTCAGAGAGAGAGAAAAACGCATATTTTGAAATCGAATTTTCCGAACCCGAACCCGCTGTTGAAGCTGACCCGGAACCGGAGGAAGAAAAAAAAACAGAAAAGGAGAAAGACGAGATGACAGAAGAGGAACTGAAAAAAAAACTCGAAGAAGCCGAGAAGGCGGGCAAGGAAAAAGCCGAGGCGGAGTTTGCGGAAAAGGAAAACGCTGCCCGTTTGCTGGCACTCAAGGCGGATGCTGCAAAATGGCTGAAATCGATCAGTGAGGGCGACGGCGCTTATATCACACCGGCGCAGCGAAAGCCTATGACTGAATTTATGGAATCGATTGCCGAAGTGCAGTCATTCGAGTTTTCCGAAGGCGCGGAAACTCCGATCGAGAAATTCAAAAAAATCATCGATGAACTCATGGAACCGGTTGCCGGATCGTTTGCCGAATTTGCGACGAAGAGCCGGGCGGCGGGCGAAAAATCCGAATGGGCAGAAATCAGAAAAGACGGTCTTGAAATGGCCGGGAGGAGTGACGAATAATGGCACTTAAAGGCACAGAAGCGACTTTTGAATATCCGGAAATTCATGGCCCCGGTGCATGGTACCAAACATCAGTCATTATCGCATCCGGCCAAGCTGCGGCGATGGTTGCCGGTGAAGTAATCCAGCTCAATACAACAAATTACAAATGGGAAACATTTGTGGCTGCATTCCCCACAGGGGCTGGTGCTATTTTGCTTGAGGATGTTGACGCTACTGGGGGGGGCGACGTAAAAGCCGTAGCCATGATAGTTGGATCATATCGAGCAGAAAAACTGATATGGCCGGCTGGCATAACTGCTGAACAAAAAAACATTGCTACTGCGGCATTGCGCGATCGCGGTCTGATTCCTGCAAACAATTTCCCGCTGTACGCATAAGGAGGTGAAAACAGATGGATCAACTTTTTGAATATAGAAAAATGACAACTGCCATAAGCGAAGTCGAAACGCCGAAAAGAAGGGTGTACGACAGGTATTTCAAGCCTGTCGCATCCGCTTCCGACAGCGATGCAATTCAGTTTGACATTGAAATCGGCGGAACAAATCTCTTACCAAATATTTCGCCTTCAGCACAGGCAACAGTCATCGACAAATTGACTGAAAAGACCAAGACTATCGAAGCCCCGAGATATGCGGATTCGTTCACAATCAAGGACTCTGATATCTTGAAAAAACGGGCATTCGGAAAACAGGGCGTTGAAATGATGAAAAATGTCATTCGGCGGAATATGAAAAAACTAAAAAAACCCCATGAAGCTACTCTTGAATTTAATGCTTGTAATCTTTTGACGCAGGGTAAAATTCTTGATTCAGATGCAACTACAGAGCTTTTTGACTACGAGATTGCAGCGGATCATAAGGAGACTCTGGCGGGGAACGATCTCTGGACGGACAAGACAAATTCCAAGCCGCTCCTAAAAATGAGGGCATGGAAAAGAAAAATCGCTGAAGATCTACCCGTGACTGTCACACGGTGGGACGCTTTCATCGGCGCATCCGCTTCTGACGCTCTTCAAGACCATCCTGATGTCAAAGAGATTCTGGCGCATCAGGAGGCAACACGCCTTGTCCGTGACGATGATGTCGATTACGTCATCAAAAAAATAAACTGTATGGAATATCATGAAAAATATACGCCAGATTCCGGGACATCCGCGTATCTGATCCCTGATGACGGTTTTATCTTGATCGGCGTGTGTGACGAATGGGTTGACGCTCAGTTTGCTCCGATTCTGGATACCACAGTTAGGGGTGGAATCGGCAATATCGCGGCTGGCGCAGGCGGAAAACCCACAATGGTGCCATACTTTGCCAAGCCGATAAGACAGGAAAATCCCGGATCTTATCTTGTTTTTGCCGAGCAACGTCAACTTGTCATCCTGAAAAGGCCCGCTGCGATTTTCATCGCAACGGTTATATAAGGAGTTGATTATGGCGAAACAAAAAATGGTCAAAATCCAGACTGCAATCGGTCAAATATACGATGGGAAGCTACTCAAAGAAGGCGAACCAATATCTGTCGATGAAAAAGAAGCGGAAAGGCTTCTGAAAAAACGCGGTTTTTTCTCTCCTGTAAAAACTGTGGCTGCAAAACCGCAAACACAACAGCCTGAACAGGGCGTTGAATAATGTCAATCTGCACTCCGGATGATATCAGAATTCCTGCCGATTTGCGGCAACGGCTGACAGACGATGAGGATGTCGGTATTGAGGATACAGTCAATATCCAGGAATGCTGCGACGAAGCTGACGCGACATTCTATAGGTACGTAGGCCAACGGGACGCGACTCCATTGGTCGAACCGTACACAGCGGAATGCGTACAGGTTTGCCGGAAAATCACTGTTTTCGAGATGTGGGAACGGTTGAATATGGTTCCTACACCCGAAAAAGTGAAGGAGGCATACGAAGAAATAATCCGGTTTCTTGAAGCATATGCCAAAGGCAATGGATCGCTCGGCATTGAGGAAACTCCAGAATCTGGCGGAGGCGATCCGGTAGCGAGTTTTCCGGACGACGAATTCAGCCTGAACGGATATTAACATGAAAATTTTCGGAGACATTGAGGACGCGGCGGTCGAAGCGTTGATGCCGTTGAAAAAATCGAAGAAAATCAGGACTCTTGATTTCTATGACGGCCAACTCGATCAGGAGGAATTGTCAGCTATTACACTGCAATTCCCTGCTGTGTATGTCGTCTGTGGCGATCTTAGAAATCAGGAAAATAACCGGATAAACGAATCGAAAATTGGGTTGTCGATAATCGTCGGAGACTCGAATCTCCGTGGGAAATCGGCAACACGCGGTGATTACACGTCTGCCGGGATATACTATATCCTGCAATCTATATTTGAGATCATCCACAACCAAAAACTACTGCCAGCACCCTGGACACCGTTCACACTCCGGGCTGTCAATCAGGTCGTGAACAGCCGAAAATACAGACTTTGGGTGTATGGCATGGAATACGAAGCAAAAGGAATAATACAATGTCAATAACACAATTACCCATGTTACTGTCAAGGCAATCGGGGAAAATAATCGCTTGGCCGGTCGATGATACTGGGGCTGTCACAGGCGGCGGTAACGATTTTGGGCATGTAACTTCTGCACTTCTCGGTGCTCCAGGGATAGAGGAGGTCGAAGAAAAATCCAGAAGGCCCGAAAATTATGATGAGACGATCAGGACAGAAGCCGGGACGGTCGAACAAACCGTGACATTCGTGTCAAAAACAAACAGTATCGGGAATATAAAAGCTGCACTGGCTGGAACTCAAACGGATGTAACACAGGCTGCCGGGAACGATGCCGCACCGGTTAACGTTACAGCTTACCTGGGGAAAATGATCGATCTGGGCAAATATAATCTTGACACTGGAACTCCGCCAGTAGTTACAGATATCGGGGCAGTGACGACATATGTCGAGGACACTGACTATCAGATTGATTACATAAACGGTATCATGTATATTCTCGAAGGCGGCTCTATTTCAGATGAGGAAGTCCTCGAAGTCACGAAAACATGGCTTGAGCGGTCATATGTAACGACTCAAGCCAACAAAAACTTTTCCCAATTCTGGAAGCTCGGCATTTTCGGAGAAAACGAAATATCCGGTGAACCCGAACAATTGATTTTCCCGAAATGCACAATCAAACCGTCCGGAGATCTGGCGAGAATTACGGAAGATGCCACAAGTTATCAAGAGTTTTCATTCGAGGCTAAATTGTCGAAACTTGGTGACGATTATTTTCAGCATAACATGGAGGCATAATGCCTGATCAAAACATCATACCGCCGGAACGGAGATACACTGTCGGAGATCGGGTAATCACTATAAAACCGCTCTCGTTTTTTGAGTTGATGGCATTGCCGGAAGGATTGTTCTCATCTATTGCAAGAGCCATGCCTGAAGGCGCAGATGCCGTCACTTCAGCAATGACTCTTGAGCTTATCAAGGGCAATTTGCCGATATATATCGGTGATATCCTTGGACTTTCAAGAGAAGAAATGGAGTCAATTCCGGCAGAAGTCGGCATAAACATGATTGCCGATTGGATGGAGTTGAATCTAACTGAAAATTTTCTTCAGGGGGCGGGGCGGGCAATAACAGCGGGGAAGAGGCTTTTAACCCTTACCGAATCGCCCAATGCCTCATCGAGCACGGCCATTCACACGAAGCCGTCAGCGGATACACACTCCGACAAATTAAAGGATACCTTAAAGCGATAAAATGGCTGAACAAAGACGATTTGACATAATTATCAATGCTGTTACTCGCGGGCTGAATGGGCTACGAGACACAAGCAACGGTCTTGATAATATCAACAAAAGTGCAACTAAATTACTTGCAACTTTTGGCGGGATTGCTGCCATTGGCGCGACTATATGGAGTGTCAAAAAAGATATGGACAGAGCCAGTGCAGCCATTTCCGATAGTGTCGAAGCGACTACTGAGCAAATGGAAAAACTCAATCGAGTAGCCAAGGCCGTTTGGGAAAAAGGCGCGGCGGATTCGATTGAGGCAGGCGCGAAGGAGGTCATCAAGGCATTTCAGAAGGCCGGGGACGTTTCAGAGGCAGAATTATTTGAAATAGCGAAAAACAGTTCTAAACTTGCGCAACGATTCAACAAGGATTCTGAGGAAATAATTGCGGCTGCCGATTCTCTAGTAAAAAATACAGGAGTATCATGGTCGCAAGCTTTCGATATTATCGCGACTGGCTTCAAAAAAGACATAGGAGGCCCAGCAAAAGATTCTCTTGATACAATATCTGAATACGGGCCACAATTCAAAGATCTAGGATTAAAGGCAGAAGAAGCTTTCTCAATTATGGCTACCGGGGCCGGTGGCGTTAGTGTAGGGACTGATAAGGTCATTGACAGCCTGAAAGAAATGAAAGTCAAGCTGTCAGAAATGCCTACAGACGTGCAAAAAGCTCTCGAAATACTCGGTATTTCATCTATCGAAATGCAACAAAAACTCGAATCAGGGACAATATCTCTTGCGGACGCTTATAAGCAAATATTGTCCGGATTGCAGAGCATGGAAGAGGGGACGAAAAGAAATGCTGTGGGGGCTGCCCTTCTCGGTTCTCAATTCGAGGACATGGGTACTGCTGCGGCTCTCGGCGTTGATACTGCCAAATATTCGATGGAGGATTTCGAGGGCGCTATGGACAGTGTGTC